ATGGAGCAAATAGCTCAGAATATGATGAGGGACATTGCTAACTTTAACATGTTAAGTGTGTAAAAAGCACCCTCCTCCAGGGGTGCTTTTTATTTTGAAATAATATGTTAAATATATCCTTTGTCTTATATAATTGGGACAGGGGGTGTTAGCATGAGTATAACTGGGCGTTGGGCATTATCTGATCCGGAACACTTTGAACCAAGTGATTTTCAACCTTTTCTAAGACATGGTGTAATTTAATAGTTAACAGGAGGATGCTGATTTGTCAGTGTCCTTTTTTATTTTAATAAATTCGACTTAAGTTAATCATTCAAGGTTAATTTAGGTCGAACTTATTTCATGTTAGAAAAATTATGAGTGAATTATATACTTGTTTTTAAAGATGCAAGCATAAATGCAGCCGTGACACAATTTATGATAATTTGTATAATATCTCTTTAGCATTAGGTGAAGGAGATAAAGGATAAATGAACAACGTTGTAAGGCTACCTAAGACAATAATTTCAACACTAGATAAACTTAAAGAAGAAGGATTAACGAGAATAGAAATTCTTAGCCATGAATCTATGCAAAAATTTATGGGAGATTATGAAGAGTTAATCCTGAGAGGGTTATTAGATGGATACACCATGGAAATGAATTACTACGATACAGATGAGTTGAGAGTTTGGCGTAATGATTATGAAAGAGCTAATGGTGAAGTCATGGAACGTTATCAAGTCAAATTAAAGTCATTAGATAACATTATCATTTCAGTACGACGTAAAACGGAGAAGAAATCTTTTGAGAAGTTACATAAATTCTTGCAAGAACAGTAATAGGGAAAAATAAAGGTATATAGCACTACTTGTAGAATAATTATAGAACTATAAGACAAGGGGTGATAACTATGGAACAACCAGGAAGAAGCTATTCAAATCCTAGAGGTGGAAAAGTATTGGAAGACATTCCTCGCGGTGGGGATATCCTACACCAACCGGGAAGAGGCTATCATGTGCCTCGTGGTGGTAAGGTATTAGAAGATTTACCTAGAGGTGGAGATAAGTTATTAGATCCTCCGTATGTTTAATTAAAAATAAGAGGTGATTTCATGATTAAGTATGATATGCCACGTGGTGGAGACATCTTACATCAACCAGGAAGAAATCGTAGACCTGGCGTAATTAGTCCGTTATTAAGACCAGGAGTATTTGATCCAAGTCATGTTTAACTGTATAACGCATAAGGAGGATACTGATTCGTCAGTGTCCTTTATTTTTTTCTAAAAAAAGAAAAATGTGTTAAATGTTTCTCTCTGTCCGATATAATTAGGACAAGGGGGTGAGAAACAATGAGAAGGGAAATGGACTTTAATCTTTTTCAACAGAGCCTTTGGGACTTAAAAATAAATGATAAACTAGCTGGAGATATGCTGGAAGATTTAATGACTTCTATACAAGATTTATATCCGGTTAAAGAGCATAATATTTTTTATCCGCAAGGGATGTTCAATCATAAAGAATTAAATTTATTTTTCATTACAAAGTTCACAGTAACTATGATTGAGGTTGGAGATTCTTCAAAGATTACAACATGGAAGACCGAAGAGATTTCTAGTTGTGAACTGACAATACTTAATCGCTATGACATCCAATTAAATATTAATTTTAAGGATGGCAAAGTTGTAGAATTAAATAGCAAGTTAGATACAAATAATACCTGGTCATCTAGGTTTAAAGAGAAAATATTAGATATCTATAAAATTTTAAATTTCTAATAAACTAACAGAAGCATCCTTTCGAGGGTGCTTTTTTATTTGTGAGAGAAACATGAGAGAGTTATGAGGGAAAGACGAAAGGTTATTTGGCTTGAAGCTTGCTATTATGGTATTAACGAAAAGTATTTAGTATAAGAAAAAACAAATGGGGAACTTTATAAATATTGATTAGTGGTTTAAGGCCCTACTAATCAACTTCCATTTTCTCTATTGTAGACGCAGCACCTTTGCTAGGGGTGCTGTTTTTTACATTATGTATTGGCATAACTTTAAAAAATGAGCACATACTATAATTGGTCGGCTATTGTCTTAGCTGAGGGAATAAATTCCTCGACTTTATGATGTAGTTCATGAAAAATACCCACCATCCACCGTGGGTGTCTTTTCATGTGAAGTATAATTTTTATGAAAATAGTACATCATAGAATTTGTTAGCTAACTCCTTTCGGCTGGCGAAGGTTTACATTATGCATTGCTATGTCTAATAAAAAGCACCTTTTAATAAAGGGGTGTTTTTTATTTATATCTAGTATAGTTTTGAAAAAAGAACACATACTATGAGTAGTCGGCGACTCCCTTTGCTGACGAATCGTTTCTCCTTTAAATGAGAATTTTTCCAAGAAGCACCCTCACGGGTGTTTTTATTTTGAAAAAATCTGTTAATTATCCTTTCTTGCCCGATATAATTAAATAAGACAGGGGGTGGAACTTAATGGAAGATAGTTGGAAGAAGTTATATGCTCGTAAAAATGAAAATTTTATCTTTGTAGAAGAAGAGGTAAAGCAACTCTTAGAAGAAGTTGTTAAAGTAATTAACAACCACTTAAATAACGTTCATGTTAGAAATGCGGAAATTAAAGACACATATATTGATTTCCCAGACTGTAAGATTACATTTGAAATTGATAAAAAGCAGATTATCTTTGTAAAAGAAGATAAAGTAGGTGGCTTACAAACACAAGCAGAACTTGTTATTAGTGACCGAAACTTAATTACCTTTGTACAAACAGAGAAAGGATATTTTGATTTTGGTGAACCGTTAATAGATGAGGTACTTAGGTATCTGTTAGTAGATTAAATTCTATATTAAAGTAGTTAAAAAGGATGCTGATTCGTCAGTGTCCTTTTTTATTTTTCAAAACAGGTAATTTGTCACACCTTGTCGTATTAATAGACAGGGAGGTGATAACTATGGAAAGACAAGAACTAGCTAAAAAAATAAGAGAGAGTGTTCAATCTATTGATCGAGAAAAGGTTCTTCAAACTTTTTATGCAATTGAAAGACAAATGCATATGTTTAAAGTTAATGAGATTGGACTTCAAGCAACATATCCTAATATGAAATACGAGAGCGATCATTTAAAGTTAAATAAATTTACATTGGATGGCGTTTCTTTAGTATTTAAAGTAAATCAAGAGCAAGATAGAATCTCCGTTACAAAAGAATCTGGAGAAATCGTTGAAGAATTAGATCAGATATTCTCAGAAGATGGTGTAGCAAAATGTAAAGATGGGGAGTTCGATCCTGAAGAACTAACTAGATACTTAAATCGGTGTTTCGCTGACTTAGTTCAATAATTAAAGAACAAAAAGCATCCTTTTGAGGGTGCTTTTTGTTTTAAGAAAATATATTAATTCTTCTCTTTTGTCCGATATAATTGGAGGAGGAGGAGATTATGAAAAAGATAAATAAATATTTACCTTATTTTGTACTTATTTCAGTTATAATGATTGATTGCATCATCTTTTATTCGCTAATGAAAGTAATGGATGTATTCGAGAAAGAGTTAATAGCAGCTCTGATTGGCTTTTTAGGTTCAGTTTTAGGGGGAGTAATCACATTAATGGGTGTAAATGCAACTCTTAAACATCGGGATAGAGAATTGTTTTTGAATGACGTAACTGAGCGCTTGTTAGAAATAGAACAATTGATTGATAGCCTTAGTGGATATTTAAATCGTTTGTTCTTCCATAATAATTTAGAGGTGGATGCTTCAGTAAAATGCAGTAATATAAAAAGAGAAGCACAAGCCTTTTATGAAAAATTAAGTTCTCAAAAAAAGATTGTATACAAACATTTAGAACTTGATAAAGTGCAAATTATTAATGTTTATCAAAAGACATTAACACCTCTTATCCTTAAAGAAACATTAAATGAGGAAGAAAAAGAAGAATGCATCGAAAAGGTGCAATCTATCTTTAACATATTAATAAAAAGTAAGGATGAGCTTCAAGAAAAGTATTATGCTTATAAAAAAGAATCGAACAGTTTTTAACTGTTCGATTCTTTTCTTATAGAGAGATATATAATGGAGGCGGTGATGATGTAGGTGGCTAAGGGAAAGTACGAGAAATGGATAACAGCAGAGGGGCTTATGTTACTTGAAGGATGGGCTAGAGATGGCTTAACTGATGAACAAATTGCTCATAACGTAGGGATTAGTCGTTCTACTTTAAACGATTGGAAGAAGAAATATCCGGACATTTCGGACGCCTTAAAAAAAGGAAAGGAAGTAGTTGACCTTCAAGTTGAAAATGCTTTATTAAAACGGGCATTAGGTTATGCGTATGAAGAGGTCACTGAGGAGAGTCAGTGGAACGAAAAAGCTAAGCAATACGAGCTTGTTATTACAAAGAGGGTTAAGAAGCGACAGGCGCCTGATACGACTGCTCAAATCTTTTGGCTGAAAAATCGTCGTCCAGACAAGTGGAGAGATAAGCAAGATGTTGAGCATACAGGTGATATGGATTTAAACATTGTCATTGATTATGGTGAGGACAATGACTAAGGTAGTTGTTGGCTTTAATAAAGGGTTTAAAAAGATTAATGGCACTAGAAAACGATATCGCTTATTTAAAGGCTCTGCCGGTTCTGGGAAGTCTGTTAACATCGCTCAGGATTTCATTCTTAAACTAATGGATCCAAAGAATAAGGGGGCAAATTTACTTGTTGTTCGTAAGATAGATGCTTCTAATAAAGATTCAACCTTTGCTGAGTTAACAGCTGCTGTTGAACGTGTTTGCGGTGCTAAATGGCAAAGCTATTGGAAAGTTAAACAAAGCCCTTTGGAATTAAAATGTTTAATTACAGGTAATAGAGTTATCTTTCGTGGAATGAAGGATGTTAATGAACGAGAAAAAGTAAAGTCCATTAACTTCTCTCGAGGCAAATTAACTTGGATATGGATTGAAGAAGCAACAGAGCTTCAAGAATCAGATGTAGATATACTTGATGACCGGTTAAGGGGATTATTACCCAATAGAAACCTGTATTATCAAATGACCTTTTCTTTTAACCCAGTAAGTGCAAACCATTGGATTAAGCGTAAGTACTTCGATATTGAACATCAAGATATTTATACATATTCAAGTACTTATCTTGAAAATCGTTTCATTGATGAAGCTTATCATAGACGTATGATGCTACGTAAAGCACAAGATCCAGAAGGCTATAAGATTTACGGATTAGGAGAATGGGGAGAACTTGGTGGCGTTATCTTATCTAATTACTCTGTTCATAACTTCGATATTGCTTTTGAACGATTTGATTCTATGCACCATGCTCAAGACTTTGGTTTTAACCATGCAAATGCATTACTCACAGTTTCTTTTAAAGACGGTGAGCTTTTTGTATGCAATGAAATCTACGTACACCAAATGGATACAAACGAAATTATTGAATCTGCTGATAAAAAACAAGTCGTCAAAAGCTTACCAATGTATTGTGATTCAGCTGAACCTGACCGTATAAAGATGTGGAGAGACGCTGGCTATAATGCAATACCTGTCCATAAGAATCAAGGTAGTGTAAAAGCTCAAATTGATATTCTCAAAGGATTAAAGATTCATATTCATCCTTCATGTGTGAATACGATCAAAGAAATTCAGCAGTGGAAATGGAAGAAGGACCCGAAAACAGGTCTTTATCGTGATGAGCCAGTTGAGGTATTTGACGATGCTATGGCTGCTCTTCGATATTCGATTGAACCATTACGTGTTAATCAAGAATACAGCAATATTATGCTACCTACTATTGGTGGATGGAAAATGAAGGGGGTGAACGAATGAATATTATTGACCGTTATCGAAGCTGGAATACAAAGAGAAAGACTAGAAAATACCTTCACAATATAAGCCATGCTATTAATTCCCGTTTGGAAAGTGGCAGGCAAACACAAGAGAAATGGGAAAAGCAATTCTCCTGGTATGAGGGGATTATGATTCATCGTAGTGAGTTTCGAAATAAAGATGTTATGGAAAGCTTGAAGCTCATTCGCGATTTAAATCCAACAGCATCAATGGCTATATGGAACTTTCTTCGCTTATCCAATACAGGTCATGAGCTTGAATGCTTAAAGCCTACAGGCTCCAATGACAAGCAGGGGCTAGATTATATTAACAATCTTGCAAAACGTGTAGGAGCTTTATATGGCGGTGGTACTGATCAGTTAATTAATGTGTTACATCTAACTGCTTTTACTCAAGGAGCCATTTGTCTAGAGGTTGAATTGAATGAGGGATTAAA